CTGTCATATTAGCTGTTTTCATGCTTTTAGATGATTTTAATATTCATATAATAATCAATGTGTTGTATAAATTCATGCCTGTATATTGTTCCAGTGTTTTTCTTTGTTTATGCTATTATGCAAGCAATTCTGTATAAACATTTGTATAAACACTTTGGGCTGGGTGGTCTATGGCTGGCGAACTTAACAAACTGAGCGACAGGAAGTTAAAGGGATTACATGGTATCCCGGCCAGTAAGATTGAGTTCTATGCTGATGGTGCCGGGCTGAGCGCCAAGGTAACTAAAGCTGGTGGTATTAGCTGGGTGTTTACTTACCGACTCGACGGGCAGAAGCTGCATCGTCTTACTCTGGGACGATACCCGGATATGAGCCTCAAAGAGGCCCGTTCTTCGCGTGATAAATGCCGCCAATGGCTGGCCTCAGGTAAAGATCCAAAGCACCAGTTGGCGCTGACCACTCAGGAAACGCTTAAACCGGTCACTGTTAAGGAAGCTATAGAATACTGGATACGCGAATATGCAGAAGAGAACCGCGCGAATGTTGAACGGCACAAAGCGGAGCTGCGAAAACACATTTATCCTTATATAGGGAAAATGGCGCTCGCTGACTGTGAAACACGATACTGGCTTGACTGCTTTGACAGGATGAAAAAGAAAACTCCAGTCGCCGCAGGTTATGTGTTCCAGATGTGCAAACAAGCCCTGAAATTCTGCCGGGTTCGTCGCTATGCTGTGAGTACCGCGCTTGAAGATTTAACAATTCCAGATGTCGGTAAAAAACAGGCAAAAAAAGACCGGGTATTAAACGATAAAGAGGCTGGCGATTTATGGGCTGCCATTTCCTCTGGCACTTGCTTCATGCCTTACTACACCAGGCTACTGACAATCTTAATGGTGTTTGGGTGCCGAACGCAGGAGGCCAGGCTATCAGAGTGGAGTGAATGGGATATGGATGCCTGGGTCTGGACAGTTCCCAAAGAGCACAGCAAGGGCGGCGAGAAGATTGTAAGACCTGTGCCGGATGCCATGCGCAAATTCATTGAAATACTGCATGATGAAACGAAACGATCCGGCCTTTTGCTTGGGTCGGTTAAAGGCAGTGAAGCGGTAAGTCAGTGGGGCCGCGGTGTTTATAAAAAGCTGGGGCATTCTGAACCATGGACACTGCACGATCTAAGACGAACTTTAGCAACGCATATGAATAATATGGGTATAGCACCACACGTTGTCGAACAGTTGTTGGGGCACTCAATGCCGGGAGTTATGGCGATTTATAACCGTAGTCTGTACTTGCCTGAGAAACTGGATGCGTTGAATAAATGGTATGACAGACTTGATATTTTATCAGGTGGATTCACTAACATTGTTTTGTTGAATAGGGCTGAATAATGACTAGTTTTCTAAAATTGGGTATTTTCGAGCGAGAAGCCAAAGCCCCGGAACTCAATATTAAACAACTTGCACTACTTATGTGTGGGGTAGATCCGACAGTTAAAACTGCTGATATCCCTGAGGCGAAAGTTGAAGCTTACAATATATACTATCGACAACTGAGTAGATGGTTATCAGCATCTAAATTATTTCGAGGTGGAAACTCAACAGCCTATCCCGCAGACTATATGTTTGCTCTGGCATATCCTCTTATTGATGAAGATATTACACCACAACCCATAAAGGACAGATGCCTTGCGGCGGTGGCTATAATTGCTAATCAAAACAAAGGAAAAGAGCATCTTTATGCTATGGGAGGGGATGAGCTTTTACAGGTCGGAATTGCATTGAAAAGCAGCAAACGCGGCTTGCATCGTAAAGAAGATGAAAAGGAATATAATGATAAATTAATGGGGATGCTGGTCAAGCTTATAGCACATAAGATAGGCCATTCGTTTGGCACCTCTAAAAAACCAAGCATCTCGGCTATTTTAAACGAACTATATAAATTAGCTGATGAGGAAGGTATATCTAAAACTGGATTATCCAAATCAGCAATATATGATAAAATTCGCAAGGCATTAAATTCGATTTATTATACGGAATGAATATTATTTTGCAGTGTTAGTGGGTGTTATTTATATTTCATGTGAAAATACTAATTAATTATATTTGTTGGAGCTTTTGGCGATTCTATGATCGCCAAGGAGATTCAATTGTTATATTTGATGTTTATTACAGTTACATTCAACAGCATTCAACGACACGTAACGACACGGAATGACACGTAATGACACGTAACGGCACCCGACAGCACCTAACAATACCTAGCTCCATCCACGGTCTCTACTAGGTCATTACTTGCTAACTTTTTCCATCTTTGTTCATGGTTATTCATCACTGTTCATCAGCGTTCATCATTGTTCATCTTTGTTATGAACAATCCAAGGCGAATCAAATCGTTAAAGAACGGTGATCTTCGGCGAGTTATTGAAATTCATGATTTTTTCTCTCGCGACAGCCGTTGAAATTACTGTGGAAATTGTTTTCAACAGGGGAGCGTTATCTTGATGGAATTTCTATCTTTCAATGGAATTGCGTGTTCTTTTAAAGGATTCCAGAATCAATGGAAATGCTGGTCGTTTATCCACTAATCTCTTCGCATAACATTGAAACAGTGGAGGCAGCATGCAAAATATAACCTTTACCCCGCCAAATCCTGAACAACGCCGCACCCTTTTAGAAGAGTACGGCTTTAAGTTTGATCGCCGAATCCGTGAAGATGAATGCAGCGAGATCACCAGTCTTTCCCGTTCCAGCCGCTGGAAGATGGAACAGCAGGGGCGCTTCCCTCCGCGCTGTCACTTTGGCCGCAATAGCTGTGCCTGGCTTCTTTCGGATGTGCTCTGGTGGGTTCGTAATCCGCCAGCAGTAGAGAACGTCAATAACCCATACAGCCGTAAATCTGCTTAATTAACCACAGGTAATCTGAGATGAAAAAGATTAATGCCCTCCACGGGCAGGGATTCGCTCACCCTGTAGCCAGCCAGCACGATATTTCAGCGAACCGTAAACAGGTTATTTCCGGTGACTGGTCGCCCATTAATCGCGGTGAATTTACGCTTGCCGATCTGGGGTTGCGCCACAACGGTAACGGGCTGGTGTGGCTGCGTTCCGGCGTGTCCGTGCATGAGGCAGACCATGATGCAGGGATAAGCGGCAAGGACAAGACCAAAGGAAGGGTTAACGGCCTTCCTTTGGGCTGGTGTGGCTGCGTTCCGGCGTGTCCGTGCATGAGGCAGACCATGATGCAGGGATAAGCGGCAAGGACAAGACCAAAGGAAGGGTTAACGGCCTTCCTTTTGAATTTGTCGGCCAGTGGCAGGAATACCCGACTAAACGCAGCTTTGCCGTTTCAGTATCTACGGAACTACGGCGCCAGTATTACCCGGACGATGCCGCATTCAGTAAGGCAATGCGTGAGGCTGGTTATGTTCCGGTGCGCACTCGCAAACTGACCGGAAAGGATGCTCGTTTTTGGCTGTACCGTGTAACGGGCAATGATAAGGGGGTTGTCGCAGCAGAATCCGCGCCACACAAGGCTTGCGCGCCAGTTGTCCAGACCATATCTAAGCCTCATCCGTGGTTTAAGCGTGTGGCACTCGATGGTAAATGGCAGTACGTCTACGCAGATCACATCCGCTTTCTGACTAAAAAGCGTCATCGCGTCGATGGTGTTCGGGTTCAGGGGTATACCGCTGGCGGGCTGAAAGTGGAGGCTATTGTATGACAGGCAAAACAAAGGCGGCCATGCCGGGCCGCCTGAGTCTCAACGCTTTACTGAAACATCGCCAGATTACCAGGCTTGCCGCTGGTGGTCAAACCTTGAGCCGACGAAATCCGTACGCACAAATTAACCGCGTACGTTTAACGTACGGAGATCGAGACAAAGGCGAACAGTATTCGGGTTCATGGCAAAACAACGTTAAACGTGGTTTAGAGGCTCCGACGAAAAACGTAGAGAGCTGCGAAGATAACCAACCCTCTTTAAGAGGGGAGCCTCTGCACAACTCATTAATAGTTGCGCAAAACAGACCCTTTTTAAGAGGGGCAGTTCACAGCATTACGGAGAGTAACCCTGTTCAGCTTTCAGGTTCCGATCTGACTTTCTTGCGCTGCTCAGATTTGAGTTTGCGCCCGCAGGCATCCAGAACCCACGCAGAGAAATTAGCACCGGCGTTATCAGCTTTCTCTCGCTCTACGCTGGCGTCAATCTCTTCAATCAGGTCATACGGAAAGCGGATACCTACACGCGAAGATTTATTGTTTTTATTACCTGTAGCCATTGTGGACAACCTCTTAATTATCTTTGGTGAGTGCACACCATACATCAAAGGTAGCCGAAATAAAATGCTTGACGTGGGTGCACACCAAAATATAAAGTGGCTACACACCTTATCCACAGGTAAGGCACAGGAAGTATCAAATGCAGCGAAGCCCAGAGGTGCGCTAACACCTTCCGGGCTTCTGACTACCGCCGTTAACGTAGATAACGAGGCAGCTATGAAAGATCATACCACACACCCGCAAGGGCGGAATAACTACATCTGGCGTTTTCTCGCACTGAGCGCCATCGGGCGCAACGTCATTCACATCACAGCCACCACTGAGCGCGAAGCCCGTGAGCAATCACCGGCTGGCTGCGTGATGGTATTCGCTGGTCGTCTGCCAGTTCGGGAGGGGCACCATGCGTGAGCCAATCAGCTTAGACCAGGCAGAACACAAATCAGCGCTGGCCGCTTCACTCTTCGAAACCATCCTGGAAAAAGCCTCTGCTGAATGTTCAGAAACGCTGCTGAATCTGATTTCTATTGCGTGTGATTTTAATCAGGAAATTCACCGGGCATTAATCGCCGAGCTGCACATGGGAGAGACAAAATGAGACAGGTTCCTTTTGAAGTCCTGATGCACGCTGAAAATGCACTTTCAGAGAGTGAGTGCGCAATGTCTGTACTGAGCATGTGGATTGACAGCATTCCCGACGGTGACGAACACCGTGAAGAAGCCTGCCGTGTCGGGGCGATTATGTCTCTGCTGCATAAATCTATCGGCGAGCTGGTGAAAGCGCGGGAGGCTTACAGTGCAAAATGACTATGTAAGCGATGTACGCAGCAAGGCAAACGGCTACTGGCCGTCAATACTGGAGCGCCTGGCGATTCCGACGAATCGCGGTGAGGGGCCGTGTCCGGCGTGCGGCGGCAAAACCCGCTACCGGTTCGACAATAAAGATAACCGGGGAACCTATTTCTGTTCGCACTGTGGCGCGGGTACCGGGCTGGATCTGGTTATGAAGGTCAATCAGTGCGGTGCGAGAGAAGCGGCTGAGCTGGTGGCCGAAGCTATGGCGCTGCCTATGCCGGAACCGAAGCCAGCCAGAGAAAAGCCTCAAACGGATATCGCCGGGAAAGTTGCGGCGCTGGTTGCTAAAGCCTCTCCGGGGCAGTCTGCTTACCTTACATCAAAGGGGCTTCAATGCCCCTTCCCGATGCTGTCCGATGGGTCGCTGCTGCTGGTGCTGAAAAACGGTGCTGGCGCGACGACAGGCGCACAGGTGATTAAGCCAGATGGAAGTAAGCGGCTGGTGGCCGGCACGGTGAAGAAAGGCTCTTTTTGCGTGGTTAATTCCGGTGAAACGCCGGAGACGGTGATTATCGCCGAAGGGCTGGCAACGGCGCTTTCGGTTCAGCAGTTTCGCCCCGATGCGACAATTATCGCAGCGATTGACGCCGGGAACCTGCTGCCAGTTGCGCAGGTGATGCGACAGCGTTACCCGGATGCTCAGATCATCATCGCCGCTGATAACGATATTAAGCCTGGCGAACCAAACACGGGGAAATCAGCCGCAGAAAAAGCCGCTAAAGCTGTCTCTGGCTGGGTGGCTTTGCCTCAGTCTGAGGAAAAGGCCGACTGGAATGATTTTCACCAGCAACAAGGGCCGGAAGCAGCGGCAGCAGCATTTGATGATTCACTTTATCAGCCAGGGGGAAATATGCCTGTTCAGCTTAAAGCCATCGAGGGCGGGAAACAGACTGCCAGTGACGGCGGCGAAGACCTCAAACCTTACTTCGACAAGCGCAAAGGTGGACTGTATTACATCGAGAGGAAACAGAATCAGGACACCGGCGCGGTTGATGAGCGGGAAACGTGGGTTTCTGACGAAATGGAAACCGTTGGGATCGGCAGCGATGGGAAGGACGGTTACATTGTGATCCGCATGAAACAAGAGGGCACCGGCACTTTGCTTTATGAAGCCATGCCGCGCCGTGAGCTGGGCTCGCCGCAGGGCTGGGGCCGTCTCCGTTCAAGGGGGGTAAATATTACCGCCAGACGGGCACACCTTGACCTGCTGACCAATCACCTGCAACTTCACGGAGACCGTGAACAGTGGACGATCACGCATACCGCTGGCTGGCACGAGGGAGCTTACGTTATGCCAGACGGGCATATTATCGGCAAACCTGAGCGGCCTGTGGCTTTCTGTGGCGGCACGTCTGCTGTAACCGGCTATGTTGTTCGCGGAACGGCGGCAGAATGGCGCAGTAATGTGGCCTCACTGATGCGTGGCAACAAATCAATGGTGCTTGGGGCGCTGGTGGCTTTTGCCGCACCGCTGAATTCTCTGGCAGGTGGTAGCTGTTTCGGTATTCATCTGTTCGCTCAGTCATCGGCGGGTAAGACAACCACCGTCGAGGCTGCATCCAGCATCTACGGCGTGCCCGATGAGCTTAAACTGACATGGGATGCGACAAAGTACGGGCTTACCATTGAGGCGGCTTCACGCAACGATGGATTTATGCCGATTGATGAGATCGGGCAGGGTAATAACGCCAAAGACGTGGCAGGCAGCGCCTATAGCCTGTTTAACGGCACCGGGCGCATTCAGGGTCACAAAGACGGAGGGAACCGCGCCGTGCTCCGCTGGGCGATTGTGGCGCTGTCTACGGGCGAAGAAGATTTTGAAACCTACCTGCTGAGAAACGGACTGACGCCCAAGGCCGGGCAACTGGTGCGCCTGGTGAGTGTGCCATTCTCAGACACGACAGAGTTTCACGATCTGGACGATGGCGATCAGCATTCCCGCGCCATCAAGCGGGCTTCATCGAAATACTGTGGCGCAGTGGGCCGGGAGTGGATTGCAATGCTGGCCGCAGACCGTGAATCAGCCTGCCAGAAGGTCAGCGAACGGGAAAACGCCTGGCTGTCAAACCTGCCAGAGGATTTATCCCCACAGGCAAAGCGCGTGGCAATTCGCTTTGCCCTGCTCGATGCAGCAGCAGAACTTTCCATGCCCCTTACCGGATGGAGCCTGGAAGAAACCAGAGCGCATATCAGAAGCAGCTTTGATGAGTGGCTTGATAACTACGGCACCGGGAACAGGGAGAAATATCAGGTTGTCAGCCGTGCCAGAGACTTTATCCAGCGCTATGCGCTCAACCGTTTCCAACCTTACACGTTCGGTAAGCGCAATGGCGACATGGATAACCTGAGCGCTTCCCGCATCACCAATCTGGCGGGGTATCTTGTCAGTGGCAGACGTGAAGACGGATGTAATGAGTATCACATCATCCCTTCGGTATTTGAGAGTGAAATCCTGTGCGGGATTCAGAAGAAACTCGGTGCTGAAGCACTAGAAGAGGTAGGAATGCTGGTAAGGCGGGAACCCGGAAGAATCGACGGAAAGACCATTTCTGTTAATGGCAGCCAGCAGCGCTTTATCGTTCTTATTGATGGCGAAGACTGATTTTTCCGTGATGAGTTAAAATCGCTGGGTTAAGCGGGATAACGGGATAAGTAATAAAAAACATATATAAATCATTATATTAATATATGCATTCTTATCCCAACTTAACCCAAGTTATCCCAGACAATTGTTAATGAATTGTACAACTTATCCCAAAAAAAACGGGCTTGGGATAAGTTTGGTTAGCATTTGGGTTATGCAGTTGCTTGATTTAATTGAAAAATATACAACTTATCCCGTTATCCCAAAGATTTTTCGTTTTTTGCATATATACAATCAGAAGGATGAAAGTAATGAGTGAGAAGTTGACCGATAAATTCAATGCCAGTCTGGGTGGATATGTACCCGCATCGCCTGGCTGGTATTTGCGTGAACAGAATAGTGCAGGTGAGAATGTTTATCATCCGGTGATGGCTTGGCGGGAGTGTGCCGGAACGGGGTTGTTGTCTGATGGAGTATTGGTTCCTGTGCTTCCTTGCGGAATGACGGGGAAAGCATCATCCGAGATTGGCGGGGATGTGATGTTTGTTTTTCACGAGTGGTTAAGCCCGAATGGCGATGGCACTTTTCGTGACAGGAATTTTTAAATTCAGCATACGACGGCCAGCAAAATGAAGATGATTTCTGACTGATAGGAGCAAAGAAAATGTTTACTTATAAGGATGTTCTGGAACATCGCAAGGTGCATGGCATTGAGAATGCCGTACAGGATATGGGAGTTAATGAGTACGCTGCTGCGCTTGATAAAGATGCGGTGGTGATGATTGATTCTCACGGCTTCATTGTGGATTCGTTCACGGGAATGGCTCTGGCTGCTGATGGCGAACAGCTGGATCTCCTCATAGCGCATCTGGAGAAAATGCGTAAGGATATGCCGGAAAAGAACATGCGGGATTTGCTGAATAAATAAATTTTGTAAATTATTCGTACTCATGTTTACCCGTGATTGCCCCTGTCTCTGACGGGGGTTTTCTTTATATTTTTCATGTATATCTTGAAGAGTGGCACTCAGACGTGAGCCGCCACTGGCCGTTAATTCAAGCTGTAGCGAGTACAGCCTGCGAGAGGCAGAAAAAGATTTAACGGCCTCCCCTCCAAGCGCTGGTTTCACGTCTTAACATTAATTGTTACGGAAACCACTCCATGAAGAAACTACTCGAATTACGCCAGCAGAAAGCCGCACTCAAAACTCAGATGCGTTCCATGCTGGACAAAGCCGACACCGAAAAGCGCAGCCTGAACGAAGAAGAGGGCAAAAAGTTCGACGAACTCCGCGCCCAGGCTGATGCCCTCGAAGTTGAAATCACCCGTCTTGAAGCCGTCGCCGACGATCAGCGCAATCTGCCTGGTACTTCCGTTGAAGGTGAGCCAGTAAGCAACGACGAGCTGCGCCACTACATCATGACAGGTGATACCCGCTCTCTCTCCACGCTGGTGCAGGCTGACGGCGGTTATACCGTTATCCCTGAGCTGGACAAAGAGATTATGCGCCAGTTGCAAGATGATAGCGTGATGCGCTCCATCGCAACGGTGAAGACCACCAAAACCAACGAATACCAGAAGCTGGTATCTGTGGGCGGCACTACTGTTAATCGTGGTACCGAAGGTGAGGCACGTACCGAAACCAGTACGCCGAAGATGGAGCGCGTTGATATCAAACTCAACCCGATCTACGCCTACCCGAAAACCACTCAGGAGATTCTCGACTTCTCCGAGGTGGATATTTTGGGCTGGCTGTCTTCTGAAATTGCCGACACCTTCACCGCGACCGAAGAAAGCGACTTTGTGAACGGCGACGGTGATAAAAAATCCAAAGGCTTCCTGTCTTACCCTCGCGCGGCCACTGCCGACAAAACCCGTCCGTTCGGTACGCTGGAGAAGATGGAAGCGGCAGACGTTTCCTCTGATGGCCTGATCGACCTGCTGTATAAGCTGAAAGCCAAATACCGCAAAAATGCCGTATGGGTGATGAACTCCAACACCGCAGCCAAACTGCAAAAGCTGAAAAACGGCAACGGGGATTACATCTGGCGCGATCGTCTGGTTGCCGGTTCTCCCGATACGCTGCTGGGCCGTCCTGTTCAGTATCTGGAAACCATGCCGGATGCGGAGGCAGGTAAAGCATTCCTCGCGGTAGGCGACTTCAAGCGCGGCTATTTCATCGTGGATCACACCACTGGCGTGCGTACCCGCCCTGACAACATCACCGAGCCGGGCTTCTATAAGGTTCACACCGATAAATATCTGGGCGGCGGCGTGGTGGACTCCAACGCGATCAAGATTCTGGAGCTTGCTGGTTCCTGATTCGACGTGTGAGGGGCTTCGGCCCCTTTTTGCCCTCTGTGGAGTCCAGTAATGAAAAATAGAATCCTGCCAAGCCGTGAGTACCTAAGAACCATCTTTAAATTTGATGAAAAAGACGGTTCTTTAATCTGGAAGAAGCGAGAGCCGAATGAGTTTTCTTCTTTGCGTGCCTGTAATGCATGGAACTCAAAAATGGCTGGGAAAAAAGCCGGTTATGTAAATAGATTCCGCTCAAAGAAATATTTAGTGGTTGGAATTAATGGTGAGCAATTTCTGGCCCATAGATTGATTTTCAAAATTATTCACAACTCAGAGCCTGAAAATGTCGATCACATGGATGGCAATGGCCTAAACAACAAGCCAGCTAATTTACGCGGGACTGACTCAGCCGGAAATCACCTTAACGTCATGATGAGTGGGCGCAACACGAGTGGCGTAGTAGGAGTCTCGTTGCATAAGAAATCAAATTTATGGCGAGCACGTATAACACAAGGGAATGTTAGTAAATCTCTTGGTTATTTCCCCGACTTCGATTTAGCCGTTGCGGCAAGAAAAAAAGCTGAATTAGAGCTTGGCTTCCATAAAAACCACGGAGCTAAAAACTCTCATGAATAAAGAAATTAACTTTGAAATAAGAACTGCTGAGGTTTCTGCCAAAGAGCGCAAGCTGGTGGGCTATGCCGTGCGCTGGAACAGTCTCTCTGAAATTATCTGGGACGAGTTCCGCGAGCAGTTTGCGCCGGGAGCGTTTAAAGACAGCCTGGCATCCGGTAGCGATGTGCGTGCGCTGTACGAGCATAACTATACCCAACTGCTGGGCCGCACTAAATCCGGCACGCTGGTGCTGTCCGAAGACGATACCGGGCTGCGCTTCGAGCTGACCCCGCCGAATACCCAGCTTGGTAACGATGTGCTGGAGCTGGTGGAGCGTGGGGATATCTCCGGCATGAGCTTTGGTTTCCGGGCGCTGAAAGAGGCGTGGGATATCGGCCAGTCTCCATACCTGCGCACTGTTACCGCAGCCGAACTGCGGGAGATTACCGTTACCTCTATGCCTGCTTATCCTGAGTCTGGAGTGGAAATCGCGCACCGTTCGCTTTTCTCCCAACATCCTGAACTGTGCCGCGCTGGCGATAACCGTCGCCGCTGGGCTGAATTAGCGGGGCTCTGATATGTGGAATATCTGGCCGTTTGGCCGTAAGTCTGAACCCTCTGAGCAGCGCAGCATGACCATTGATGAATTTCTGGCGATGGCAGGGATTCCAAATACCGGATCAGGCGAGTATGTGTCTGCGGGTACTGCGGAATCTCTGCCGGCGGTCATGAACGCCGTATCAGTTATCAGTGAGGCGGTGGCAACAATGCCCTGCTACCTCTACCGCGTGCGTAATGATAACGGGCGTGAGGCGCGAGAATGGCTGAGCAATCATCCGGTGGATTTTCTGCTGAACGAGCAGCCGAACGACTGCCAGACACCTTACCAGTTTAAACGCACGATGATGCGCCATTGTCTGCTGAATGGTAACGCCTATGCGGTGATCCAGTGGGGCCGCGACGGCCAGCCGCAATCCCTGCACCCGTATGCGCCGGGAGCGGTTGTTCCTGAGCGTATCGGCCAGCATAAATACAAATACACCATTACTGAACCGTTTACCGGGGCTGTGCGCACCTACTTGCAAGAAGAGATCCTGCACCTGCGTTACTCGACCGATGATGGTTTTCTGGGGCGCTCGCCGATCACCACCTGCCGTGAGGCGCTGGGGTTAGGTCTGGCCCAGCAGCGCCACGGTGCCAGCATTATGAAAGATGGCATGATGGCGGCTGGCGTGGTCACTACTGCTGAGTGGCTCGACAGCGTGAAGGGCAAACAGGCTCTGGACGCACTGGAGCGCTACAAAGGTGCTAGAAACGCCGGGAAAACGCCGATCCTTGAAGGTGGCATGGACTACAAGCAGCTTGGCATGAGCAATCAGGATGCCGAGTGGCTGGCCTCCCGCCGTTTCACCATTGAAGATATTGCCCGCATGTTCAACGTGTCGCCCATCTTCCTGCAGGAATACAGCAACAGCACCTACAGCAACTTCAGCGAGGCAAGCCGCGCTTTTCTCACCATGACTATGCGCCCGTGGCTGGCGAACTTCGAGCAGCAGATTAAATCCGCGCTGCTGGTGGCTTCTCCTGTGCCGGGTATTCGTTATCAGGTGGAATTTGATTCCGCTGACCTTCTCCGCGCTACTCCTACCGAACGCTACGCAACCTATGAGCGCGGCATCAAGAACGGGATCATGAATCCTAACGAGGCTCGCGAGCGTGAGGGCATGGCACCGCGTGAAGGCGGTGACGAGTTCAGCCAGGCATGGAAGCAGGAAGTCACTGTGAGCAAGGGCAATAAGGATGGTGACGAATGAAAGCCGGAAAGATGAAACGCCGCGTCACTATTCAGCAGTTCGTCAGTCACCAGGACCCGAACACGGGGTCAGTCACTAAAGAATGGCGCGATGTTGCCACCGTTTGGGGGGAGATAGACAGCGTAAGCGGGCGGGAGCTTGTAGCCGCCCAGGCTGAACAGTCAGAGATGACAGTCAGAATCTGGATTCGCTATCGCAAAGGCGTTACCACCAAAAACAGACTGACCTGCACAGAAAAAGGAATGCCTGTAACCATCTACGACATCAAAGCTGTTCTGCCTGATGCAGATCGTACCCGCCTTGAAATTATGTGCACCGGAGGGCTGACCAGTGGCTGAAACTATTGAACTTGCTGAAGCAAAACTTCACTGCCGTATTGATGGCGATGATGAAGATTTGCTCATTCAGGCTTACATCGATGCGGCTCTGGAGGTTTGCCAGAAACATATCGGCAAGCGGTTTGATAGTGGGCTGGAGCTTACCCCGGCTATCAAAATCGGTTGCCTGATGTACGTCTCTCAGTTGTACGAGTACCGCACGATGATTAGCGATGTGGAGGCGAAAGAGGTTCCTCTTGCTGTCTCAGCGCTGTGGTCTGTCTATCGTGACGTGGGGGTGTACTGATGCCGTGGCAACCCTTACGCCGTTGCACTGAGCCGGGATGCAACAAGCGCGTGAAGTCTGGTAAATGCGATGAGCATAAACGGGAGGTGTGGCGGGCACAGGATGCCAGACGCGGCCACCGTCGCGCCCGTGGTTACTCAGCAGCATGGGAGAAGTATCGCGCCCAGTATCTAAAACGCTATCCCCTGTGCGCTGAGTGCCAGAAGCAGGGCCTCTTCGTTCCTGCAAAGATTGTCGATCACATCATCCCTATCGACGGCGGTGATGATGTTCTGTTCTGGCCTGAGTGGAATCACCAGCCGTTATGCCAGACGCATCATAACCAGAAGACCACACAGCAAGACCCTATCACCAAAGCCAATCGCAAAGCGGGGATGTACCACGAGCAGGAAGAGCGGGCAGCACAGCGCAATAACTGGATGTATGAGGTTGATCATGAATGAGAAAGACGTGGTGAATCTGTATCAGTCGCTGGCCCGATGCCGTGATGGCTTCATGCAGACCCGCACCAGACGCGATGAGCGCCAGCCTGTGCAGCGCATGAGTGAGCGTGACCGGGAGTTGCGGGAATGCTTCCGCAACCGCTGACAGGCCGCACCGATGGGGTGGGGGAGGTTTTCAGGACGAACACGAGGGCGCCAGGCACCACCCGCCCCCTCAAATTTTTACGCACAGTGATTTTTCTGAAAATAAAACAGACAGGTAAACAGTAAGTTATGGCAAGACCACCCAAACCGCCCGCCTATCTTGATGAAATCGCGGCGCAGCAGTGGAAAGCAAAGGCGAAGCAGCTGGCGGAGCGCGGGGATCTGACGCCTGCCGACTGGAACAACCTTGAGCTGTACTGCGTCAACTACTCGATGTACCGCAAAGCCGTGGAAGACCTAGCCACGCGGGGATTTAGCATAGTGAACAGCCAGGGCGGTGAGAGCCGTAACCCGGCACTGAGCGCAAAAGCGGATGCCGAAAAAATTCTCATAAAAATGTCCTCGCTGCTGGGCTTTGATCCGGTAAGCCGCCGCCGTAATCCGGTAGAAACGGAAGAGGAGGACGAGCTTGACCGTCTGGAATGATTACGCAAACGCCATTAAATCCGGTGAAATTCCGGCCTGTAAGCGCGTAAAACAGGCCGTTGAAAGGTACTTTTCAGACCTGAATGACCCCCGTTATGAGTTCGATACGGCTACCGTGGGGCGGTTTATTGCCTTCTCCCGACTCTGTCCACACGTCAAAGGCCCGCTGCGGGGCCAGCCTATCGAGCTGGAGCCGTGGCAACAGTTCGCTTTTGCTAACCTGCTGGGCTTTAAAGTCAGGGAGTCAGGCCGCCGTAAGTACAGCAGCGCCTTTATTGAGGTGCCGCGCAAGAACGCCAAATCAACCGTAGCCGCCATGCTGGCTAACTGGTTTCTGGTAATGGAGAAGGGCCAGCAGGATATCTACACGGCGGCGGTAAGCCGGGATCAGGCCCGAATCGTGTTCGACGATGCCCGCCAGATGTGCCTGCTGTCAAAACCGCTGAAAAAGCGCGTCAATATCCAGGCGCATAAGGTCATTTTTCCGAAGAGCAACAGCCTGTTAAAGCCGCTGGCGGCGAAAGCGGCCACCATTGAAGGGACTAACCCCAGCCTGGCGATTGTCGATGAATACCACCTTCACCCAGATAACGGCGTTTATTCCGCCCTCGAGCTGGGTATGGGCGCACGTCCGGAGGCGATTTTGTTCGCTATCACTACCGCCGGGAGTAACGTTGTCTCTGCCTGTAAGCAGCATTATGACTACTGCTGTCAGATTCTGGCCGGGGAGGAGGGCAACGATTCGCTGTTTGTACTGATCTACGAGCTGGACGACGAAAGCGAGGTTGAGCAGCCTGAAATGTGGATCAAGGCTAACCCTAACCTGCATGTGTCCGTTGACGCAGCGAAACTAGAATCCACTATCCAGAAAGCCCGGGGTATACCGTCGCAGTGGGTGGAAATGCTGACCAAGCGTTTCAATATCTGGTGTCAGGGCTCCACTCCGTGGATGGGAGCCGGCGCATGGGATGCCTGTGCGCTCGAATATACCGAAGAAGATCTGTCCGGGATGGAGTGTTACGCCGGATTTGACCTGTCCTCAACCAGCGATATTACCAGCGTGAGTTACGCTTTCCCGTTTGAACGCGAGATCAGGCTTCTTACCCGGCACTATCTGCCCGAAGCGCAGCTACTTAACGTTGCTAACAAAAACCGCGCCATCTATCGCCAGTGGGTAAAAGCGGGCTGGATACGAACCACCCCCGGCGACTGTATCGACTATGACCGCATCCGTGACGATATCCTACGCGACGCTGAAACATTCAATATCCGGCTGGTGGGCTTTGATACGTGGAACGCCACACACTTGCGCACTCAGTTGCAGGGGGCTGGCCTCGATGTGGAGCCGTTCCCGCAAACCTATCTGAAATTCAGCCCGGTAGCGAAATCCTTTGAGGTTTTTGTTAACCGCAAGGTGGTGCGTCATCGTGGAGATCCGGTTCTGTCTTGGGCGATTGGTAACGTGGTGATGGAGTCCGACGCCAATGCCAATATCAAGCCCAACAAAAAGAAATCCTCCAACAAGATAGACCCTGCGGTTTCTGCGCTTATGGCGTTCGGCACATTCCAGGCAGAGCACGAGGATTTTGCATTCGATATGAGCGATAGCCATAAGCAGCGACTTGCCGAATTTACCGGGATTTGAATATGCTCAAACACAAGAAAATTGAGTCTGTGATCGACGAAATGGCACGTCAATTGGGCCATGAACTTAACGGGCAGGATAAATTAAGGCGTTGAAAGAGGTTCATCCCCTATAAAGCACCAGTATTGTTCTGGTGCTTTTTTGTTTGTTCAGAAAAAGCTGTATAAACATCTGTATAAACATTAATAAAAAAGGCGCTATCCCATGCCGAGTAGCGCCTTTTTATTCAATAACATAGCTGAAAT